CCATCAGACTCTAAGCCTAAGTTACCGCCGTCTAAGTCACCACCCGCTGTAAAGACAATAGCGTTGTTTTCGTTTGTGTTTTCGTTGTCAGTGATTGTAACTGTTGTAGCTACAGCCGCTGTGCCTGAGTAGCCTGAAGAAGTAATTGTGCCTAGTGAGCTACCTGCGTCTGCAAAAGTAACTGTGCCGCCATCAGCATCCAGAGTTATGTTACCTGCAACGTCTAGTGTTAAAGCACCGCTTGAATCTATTTCAGTACCGTCTATTGTAATGTTGTCTACTTTTACACCTGCATTAGCGGTTACAATACCTGCAACAGCAAGCGTAGAAGCCATATCTACAGCACCATCAATGTCAACAACATCAAGGTTAGTAGTTCCATCTACATCAATGTCACCAGAAATATCTAAAGAAGAAGCAGTCAAGACACCTGTAACGCCAAGAGTACCTGCAATGGTTGCGTTTACATCTACATCTAGTGTATCTATGTGTGCAGTACCATCAAGATATAAGTCTCTCCATTCCTGCGAAGAGCTTCCAAGGTCAAATGCACTGTCAGTATTAGGAATAATATTACTGTTTACATCAGCACCGAATACAACATTATCGCTTGCCGCGTCACCTAGAGTAAGCGTACCGCCATTAAGCGTTGTAGTACCAGTAACTACAAGAGTTCCACCGATAGTTGTATTGCCTGTTATACCTAGTGTGCCGCCAACAGTTGTGTTGCCTGTTACTCCAAGAGTACCTGCAATGGTTGCGTTAGCGTCTACGTCTAAGGTGTCTACGTGGATTGTTCCATCAAAGTAGCCGTCTTTAAACTCTAAAGAACTTGTACCTAAATCTATATCACTATCAGTAACAGGAACGATTGCACCATCTTGGATGCGAATCTGCTCGACTGCTGAACCACCAACCTCTACAAAGACTCCCCAACGATTGTTAGAACTGTCTACTACAATCTTGTTTAAGAAGTTCTGATCACCAATTGTATGTATGTTACCACCTTCAGCCGCACCGCCATCGTGTTGGTGTCCGGTAGTGCCAGTAGTAGTGTATGCAAACGCAGATACAAGTTTATTGTATTCGTCATTGAAAAGAGCGGCTGTGATTGTATCGCCATCTGTAAGTGTGCTTTGTCGTGTATAACTTGTTCCTGCCATGTCTGGTTATCTCCTGCCTGATGGGACGTAATCAACGTATAAGCCGTTAATTGCATAGGGTGCGTTTTGGTCATCACTGGTAATTCTAAAGTTTGCTACGTGTCCACTGCCTTCTACTGCCTGTCTAAACATTGGGTCTTTACTGCCACCAAATGTAGCCGCCGCAAATATTGCTGATCCAAAAGCCGAAGGAATTGGAATACCCTCTACTGGATATATTGGAGGCTGTGGAATATCTAAAGATTCGTAGTCGTATCTAAGTCTTAAAGATGGGAGTATCTGTCCTTCAGGGGAAACAGATATTTTTACGTAGTATAAAGTTTTTCGAGTTCCAATGTCTCCAAAGTCATAATTGGGTGTAGTATACTTTGCGCTAATATTAAAAGCTATTCCTGAGTCAGAAAAAGCATTTCCTGTATCGTGGTTGTAAATATAACCTTTATTATCTCCGTGGAATGTATTTTCTACACCGTCTTTGTTAAATCCTGATGTTAATCCTGTTGCTTGTATTCCTTTTGTTTCAGACCACTCAAAACCGTTAGGTGTTAAAGTTCCAATAATTCCTAGTGCAGAAGATGATCCACCTCCTACCTGACTAAAGAATAATCTATACTGAGACTTACTGCGGAGTACTGTGCTTGTAAGTGTAAAGGTGTTTACAGAGTTTGCAAGTGTAGCTATTACTGATTGTATCTGCCTACTTACTGATCCTAATTCAACGTCACCAATACGTGCTGTACCTGCTACTGAACGAATACCATCTGGGCTAAGGAATACTAAGTCACCACCAATCTCCTGAATACTATGAGAGCTAAGGCAACCTACGTTTTGTGTTACTGGAACTATTGCAATATTAGTAGAACTATTTATATTTATAAGCTTGTGAATACTGTTGCGGCAGAAAATCATTAAGTCGTTACGAAAACTTTTAATGCCTACTACTTGATCTGGAAGTACAATAGCTCCACCTGTAGAACCAGAAAAATCACTAGGATCTAAAAGATTACTATAAAAGATTGTGTTCTTTGCGCTTGGTGATCCTGCAACAACTAAGTGACTGTCGTGAATAACACATACTGTAGGAGATGTTGTTCCATCTACTGTTACTTCTTCTGCAAAGAATGTGCGAGAAGCTAAGCCACCAGTGCCTGTCATATTAAATAAGAAAGGCTTGTTTATCCCATCAGTGATTATAAGCTGACCGTAGTCGCTGTTACCTTCAAAGATTGTAAAAGTTACTTGGGCTTGTCCAGTTCTTGCATCTACGCTACGGTTACTAAAGGTTGTGAAGTTGTCTCCTCCACTGGCTACGCTTGCTTTGTTTAACTGTAACCAACTTGCTCCATCAACACTAAAGAAAATACCTGTACCGCTACAAACAACTACACCGTCTGCATAAACTTTAAGTCCTAATACAGTTTCACCACCATTAGGTCGATTAGATCCAAAAGCTGAGTAACCATTTATACGTCTGTACCCGCCATCTGGATTCACTTCAAAGTTTAATAACTCTGTAGCAACTCCGGGCTGAGCAAGCATTTCAAGCTGATTAAGGTTGGTGTTTAACCCGCCTCTACAAGAGATACCAAAGGGTTGTGAAGCGGCCATTAAACATACCTCATCCGATCATCTTTAATATATGTAGGCGTAGGCTCAATAAGGTTAGAACGCATACTGCGTAATCCTTTTTTGTAATCATCTAATGCGAATGCCGCCGCCTGTGGATTGTCTTTGAACTGCCAGATATAGTACCTAGCTCTAGCTTGTAGAACACCAGTATACAAATCTGGGAAAACTAGAGTGTCGCCATGAGCAACTAGTTTTGTTGGAAGGTTCCACGCATAAAACCAAACGCGGTATACCTTATCGGGAATAGGGCTGAGTCCAAACTTACGTGAGTCTGGGCTTCTAATAACGGCAGAAGGAACACCGTAGTTTTGTGTGTCTGCATCGTCTAGGTTCTCTCCAATTCTGCGAAAGTCTTTCCATTCTTCAGTTGTTAAGAATTTAAGGTTGCGACTTATGTACGGAGGAGATTCTCCAGATACGCCTACAGTAGTAAGATAAAAGTTATCCCAATCTATTGAACTGTAGTCGGTTGTAATATTGGAACTAGCAGGTTTTAACTCAAAGAAACGCTGACCTATAACTGTCTCAACAAATACGTTTCCGTACATTGGATCTACTGTGCCACTTTCTGCAACAGATAAGAAAGGCCATTGAGGTTCTTGAGTTATAATATCAAAGTAAGCTCTATTTACTGAGTCTTTAACGTGTTGCTGTACGCCTAACGCACTTGAAAAGGTTGATGCAGTTAAGGCAACTTCATTGAGTTCACGAAGAAGTTCATTAGTTAGTTCAAGGTAAGTTGTTGCCATATCTTATTGCGCCTTTGATTTAGTTTCAGTTTCTTTCTTTCCAAAGATAGCATCCCAGTTATCTTCGTATTTCTTTTTGTTCTCTGGCTTATACCAACTTCCTGTATCGCCTAGTATCTTTCCTTTACTTCTGCCTTGTATCATCACAGGCTTTGTGTTGCTTCCAAGTATTGCCATTATAACCTCTTAAAGATCAGGGGGCTTTTACACCCCCTTCTCTAATTGCTTACTTAGTCGATACCGTAGAACGCAGAAACAAGTGCGTCAGGGCGTAAAACTTTAGCACCGTAAACGTGCAAACCACGACAGATGTCGCCAAAGCTATCTGGGTCACGAAGAACCTCAGTGCTTGTAATGGTCTGAGCCGTTGCAGTAGAACTCATGTGTCCTGCAAGGATCTGACCTGCGGCATTAGAAGTAGCAGGTACGTTGTTAGACTTGTACATATCAAAACCACGTAGCTTACCAGAAGATACCAATCCATTGCGGATTCCACCTTGTCCGGCGTTGAAGTCTACAGACATTAACTTAGAGCTAGATTGTCCAAGTTGCTCGTAGAAGCTAGGTGGTGCCAAGAACCAACGTCCTTCCTCTGGGATGTTTTGCTCGTCAAGAAGACGCGCCATGTGTGCCATGACATCCAAAGGATCATGCTCGTTAGAACCGAAACCAATGTCCAAGTTACCAGTGCCGTCAAGAGTTCCTGCGGCTAGGTCAGTAGCACT